GCGATACTGCTTGTGCGTCATTTGTATTATATATCTGACCAACAATACCACAAGAGTTGAAGCTTGGTTGGTTAAATTTATTGTATTGTATTTCTCTAGGCTTGATCTGTACGTATATGTCTTTACCTATCTTAACACCTTTCCACCATTGGTTTACCCAGAACTTTTCCCAAGTCTCACCCATGTTCTTGTCAAGTATGTAGTCTTCATTTCTGTACTTTACTTGCTCTTGTCCTTGCTCATCAAGGAATGTAACTTTATATACACACTTCTTAGATTTCCAAAACATTCTTAACACTCTTATGTTACCGTTCCCATCAGTGTATGTGCCTTTACCTTGAGCACCATTAAACACTCCAGAAGCATCTAAGAATGAATTTATGTTTTCTCTTTGTAGTATTTCGTATCCTGTCTTGTCATCAACTTGCCAGCTTTCTCCGTCAGAGTCTTTTCCATTTGATCCGCTAAATCCACCATCTTCTAAAGACAAAACTTCCTTGTCCTTAAGGTCTTGATAGAATGTATCTTGTATTTTACCAGGACTCCAGTAATCATCAATAACTATAACGTCAGCATCTTCCATTCTATTAGAATAACCTGATCTTAACGTGTATACTTTGTGTGGGTTTAGTTTCTCAAAAGTAACTTCACCATTAACAATATCAAAAGCGTAAGCTTCTTCTCCGCCAATAAGTGCGTCCTTAAATCCTTGTTGAAACTTGCTCTGCATGTCAAGCTCAGCTATATAGTGTCTTACTAGTAGGTTAGCTCTTTTCTCTCTAAGATCCTGGTAGTCAAAGTTAATGTACTCTGCAAAATCTTCAAGCTCTTTAGCTAACTCTTCTTCTGATGCGGCACCAGCCTGTAGCATTTCTTGTATCTTCTGATCAATCATTGCTTTCTTGTCTTTCTTTATACTAGACAATGTTTCTGGATTGGTAATACTAGCAGCCCAGTCAAACTTTCTTCTTGACTCTTCTCCAACTAGTACATTTACCCTTGGTGTAATTATAGGGTAGTGCTGTATAGTGTCAGGAACATAGTACTGCTCCATCTCGCCTGGATTAATTACAAGCTTTAAATCCTTCATGTCTATAATACCATTATAGAGGTTTTGATTTATAACCTTGTCTTTAACCTTCTTCCTAGTAGTCTCGCTACCTAAGAAGCTATTGTTATCAGCCCAGTCTAGGTGAGCCTTTCTCCAAGTTGGATTCTTTTTCTTAAAAGAAAGCTTTTGTCTTGGAAATGTTTTTATTGATGACATATTTTATTTTTTACAAAATTACGTTATTATACTTTTTTTTTACATTATTTCTTATAGCTCAAATGTTATCTCTCTCCTAACACACCACTGTTTATAACCCTTTGCCAATTCTTGTCAATGAAGTCGTCACCCATCTCGGTAAAATGGTTATCTCCATTATCTTTTTCGTCATATTTGTCTATGAGCTTAAGCCTGTCTTCTCGCAGTATCATTACCATGTCCATA